GAGGAAGGGCGCATCATAAAGGATTTCGTCTGTTTCCTTGATCCATGCGGCGATCTTGCTCAGTGCGAGCGTTGTGCCTGCGAAGGATGTGCTGGCCTGGGGCTTCTTGTTGTTCTGTGCAGTTGTTCCGATGCCGCTGTTTGTCTCAAAAGCGCCCTGAGTAAAGTAGGTGACTGCGTTGCCTGAAACGTTTGCAACGATGAAGTTGTCAGCTACTGCCCTGCGTGAAGGCTGGGGAGCGATGGAACGGTCAACCTCTGCGATCGTGGGAGAAGTAACAACAGTGTTGTAAGCCTTCTCAAAGTGCATGCTGACGCCTGTCTTCTTGTCTGTGATTTCCTTAGCCTTCTGAGCGAAGATTTCGAGCTCGCTCTTCTTGCCTTCCTGCTCGGGCTTTTCGTTTGTGCCGATGTTCTTCAAAAGAGCTTCAGCCTTCTCAGCCTGAGCGATCTGAGTCTTGAGCGCTTCGATCTCAGCAATCAGAGCTGTTGCTCTGTCTCTTGATTCCTGTGAGCAGTTTTCACTCTTGAGCTCTGCATTGAGGTCAGCGAGTTTCTTCATTTTTGCAGCGAGTAATTCTTTAAGTTTCATTTTTCTGTCTCCTTTAACAATGAATTGATTTTTTCGAGAAGTGCTTCGGTTTCTTTCGAATTACCTGATCCCGTTGCTTCCTTTGATTTCTCATTGAGCTCCGTGATGGCCTTTTCGGTGTCTGCCTCGTCTTCCTTCGGGGTTGTATCGTCGTCCTCGTCGTCAAGTAATGACTGAGCGAGGTCTCTGATCTGTTTGATGATGTCGGCGTCCTTCTTTGAGTTGCGTCTTCCGCTCTTTGTCTCAGGCTCCTGAGCCTTGACATCGGTGACAACTGCGTTCTGATTAGCCGGAACCGTGACCACACTGATCTCGAAAACTTCGAGCTTTGTGAGGATGTTCCAGATTCCGAGCTTTCTCTGTTCGTTTGTGGGTTCTTCCCATCCAAGAACGTCATAGGCAAAACTAAACTGATAGATCGCGCCGCTTTTCAGCATCTTGCGAACGTCCTGAGCCTGTTCGGTGTCAAGAAAATGCGCAGAAATAAAAGGACCCCTTTCGGTGTCCTCCACAGTGTCAACTGCTCCAATTACGGCGCTGAAGTTATGATTGAAACAAAGCGGGAACGGATGACCTGACGCGGCTCTTTTCTCGAATGTTTCCGTGAACGCGCCCGGTCTTATAATGTCCCCATAGCTGTCAGGCATTTCGTCATAGGTCGAGAAATAGCCCTCGATTGTTCCGTCGTCTTTTGCCTTAACTTTTAAGTCATAGGTCTTATAAAAACGCTGAGGCTTTTCCTCTTTATCTTTTAAGTCAAAAGCCTTATTTCTGATTTTTTTGCTCATGTTTTAGCCTCCTGTGATAATGACTTCGGTGGTGCAGTTGCATCCACAAGACTCGTCAGGGTCTCCAATGTCTTCGCCTGGCCAGTGCTGACCGTTTGAGAAGTCAGCATCAAGCGGAACACGTTCGCCGTTCATGGCCTGGTGTGACTCCCTTGCGTTCGGGCCTGTCACCCATTCCTTTTCGACGATCTTCCCGATGACTCTGTCAGCGCCGGCACTAATTGCCTGATGAGTTGCTTCCTGGATTGCAAACGAAGCAAGCGCACCCGCTGCGGATCTCGCCAACGTGTCGCTTGTGTTTGCTCTGACTTCAAAAACGTGAGCGATGTCCGGCTCTTCGTCTTCTTCGAAGTCTCGATTGAGTTCTTTGTTGATCTGTTTCAGAGTTCCTTCGTTGATCTTTTTGGCGCGAGCTTTTGAAGCTGTTTCGATATACTTCTCAGTCAGCTCTGTGACATACTCAGCGCCCAACTCTTCAGCGGTTTCTTTGCCGTGCTTATCAGCTATTTTTTGAAGGACCGGCTGAATATCTTCAGCGAGTTCTTTGTCCCATCTTTCCGAGTCCCAGAAGTCTGTTTTATCTGCGTTGATCTTCGGGATAATGCTCCGGGATTGCCTATCAAAAAATTTGACGAGCACAGCCTTAACTGCCTCGTCGTCTTCCTTGTCACTTTTTCCTTTGATCCTCAGCTCGGTGGCTTGTTTACACCCGCACGGTTTGAGCTTTTTGGCTTGATTGTCAACACCCGGGTAATCGTAAGCATCGCCCTGAGTGTCCTGCGGGCTTGCCTGGCCGCCTTCCGTGACATTGAGCGGAACGATGAGCTCATCGCCGCCCTCGACAGGCGGGAGGTTATTGTCAGCACGCGCCTCGTTCCTGGTAAGCCAGGGAGCACCGACGGCGCTCTGCAAGATGCTCGCACGTTCCTCAAATGAGCCTTTGAGCTTTTCAGCCAGGTCAAACTCAACGTAAACGTTCGGAGCTTCGCCGATCATAGGCAAAAGGAAAGCGTTGAGCCTTTGCTGGAACATCTGAAGCACAGGCCCAAGACAATCAGCATACAAAGCGCGGGCGTTGTCTTTTGCGCTTGCGTAGGTCTGAGTGTTCGAGTGCCAGATCAGCGAAGGGTTGACGCCATAAGCTGCGGCGACAGCCTCGCGGGTAAAAATAACGGACTGGCTCCATTCCTGCTCTTTGAATGACGTGCTGAAGGGTTTGATCTCCATGCCGTCCTCCATGATCGGGATGCTGCCCGCTTTGGATCCGCCGGGTCCCCATGCCTCGCGGAACGCCTGCGCGAATTTGTTCCTGGTCTGTTCATCCCACGGAGCGACGTCCTTCGGTCTGGTGATCTGGGCGTTGAGCCTTCCGGATGACCTCCAGAGCTGACGCCTGAAGCGTCCCGCCTCGACCTGTTCCTGTAATGTCTGACGGAGCGCCGCGATCGGCGACAAATATCCGCCGGGGTTGCCCGGGCTGTACGTCTTGAACTGGATGAACTCTTCGAGCGGGATGTCAACGGTGAGGCTGTTGTTTCTTGTCCTCACGCGCAGCGTGCCCGGCTTGTATGCCGTGCCGTCTTTGGTCGATTCAACCCACTCGGTCGGAACCAGGTGCATCGCGTAACCGCTCTCGCTCTTCAGATCAGGAACAACCCAGACATAAACGCAGCCATAAACGAAATACTCCTCTGCGAGTCCGCGGATAAATTCAAAACTGGTTTGATAGTCGTTAGGTCTCCAAAGTAAAAGAGCCGCAACACTGTCGCGGTCTCTTCTTCGTTCGTCTTCTCCGTCCCTGATGTAAACCTTGAGCGGAAGCTGTGCGATTGAGTTCGCCAGGAAGTTCACGACCGCCTGAAGGTTGTCCTGTGTCTGGTATAGTTCACGGGCTGACATGTTCAGGACCTGCGTCGAAGCATCGCCTGAGACTGTGACATTTATCACCGAAGGCCTGCTGAATATCCTCCAGCGTTCGAAAATGCTCGCCATGTGTTTTTTCCCCTTTTCATGTTTTAGATAAACAACAAGCCACTCCCTGAGGCGTAGCTTGATTGATAAATCTTCTTTTCTTTCTTGTTGATCATCGTCGCCCCTGCGTAAGCCATCGCCACAGCCATCAATGGACTTATGTCATCGGGTGACTTCACCCTGTCCGGTAACATGATCCCGCCGCCCAGGTTTCGGAGCTGGCAGGTTCTTCCCGGTGTATCAAGAACAGGCTGCGGAAGATGGAAGCACTTCACTCCGCCCCGGTTATCTTCCGGAGCACATGCAGCAATTGCGTCATAAAAACGCGCCCATCCCGCAGAGAGATCGGGGCCGCCCTGTGCCATCCTGGTCACGCCTTCGATCGTGGCGATCTGTTCGGCAAGACCTGACACCGGAGCACCACGCTCTTGAAATGAAAGTTTCATTTCGCCATATTTCGGAGCCCTTGCTCTGAACCAGTCAATCGCCCATTCTGTTCCGATCCTTCTCTCGACGATCTCGACGTGATAGTTGCCATCTTCACGAAGTCCACAGACCGCGATCGTTGTCCACTTTCGTGTCTGGTCCATGTCGATTCCCCAGAAGAGTTCTGAATCTTCTCGGATGAAACTGTGCTCATCCTGTCCGCCCTTCCAAGCACCCTCCGGAAAAGGTTCCGGGAGGATCGTCTCGACTTGTTGACACATGCACTCACTCCTAAATTTAGCTTCTGGGAACGTCTGACGGTTTGCCAGAAGTGCCCGCTCCGTCAGTCGGCCATAACCGAGCGACGGGTTTGCTTGAGCCAGAGCCTTCATATCATCGGTGGCAGCTCCATCCGGAGCCGACCACTCGAAGAGTCCCAGAGTGTCGGCGTCAACATCACCGCCGAAGTCGTTCGCCTTCGTTCCGGTGATCTTCTCGATTGCCTGGCTTCTTATCTGTCGCAGGACTATGCTGTCGGGATCTCCCGCGTTCGTGAAACCCATCAGCATCCCGTTCGGTTTTGCGTTGGTGGATGCGCCCGCAGCGCTCCACGCTTCCCAGTCACGAAGCTCACGGACCTCGTCGATCATGACAAGGTCGTTAGAGTCTCCACGGCCCGCCCTTCGGGTAGGCGCTCCGACTTTGTATGTTCTTTGGTCAGTAAGGACCAGCTTCTTCCCGCCGTTCCTTCTGGCGACTGTTTCGATGTCTATACTGAGCGCGTCATGTGTCTCTTGATCAAGTATGACCGCCTCCCAAACTTCCTCCGCCTTCTCCAATGACAGAGAAGTTCCGAAAATGTTTTTTACTTGGAGAACGTTCAAGAAAAACGAAGCGATCACTTCGGAGAGCTTCGTCTTTCCGTTTTGCCTGGCGACTACGACGAGGACGGTGCGGAACCTGAACCGCCACGTCTTTCTCAAGTCGCCCACGATCTCGAGGATATGAATGAGCGCCCATTCCTGCCACGGGTAGAGCTCCATGCCGAGGATGGTCTTCGCGTAATCAATAGCCGCGAACCCGAGGCTTGTGTTTTTGGTGAGTCTCCTCAACGGTCTCGTCCAGAGTCTCGGCTCTGTTTTCCCGAGCATTTCAGCCTACTTTGAACCGGCTGCGGAGATCTTCGACTGAAGAGGTTCCTTTTGTTCCTGTCTTAGTGTCGAGGATCTTCTCAAGGTTCTCGAGTGCGGTCGCGTAATCTCTGACGGTTGCGCGAAATTCCTGCACGATCGGGTTAGGTCGGAGCGTTGTCTCTCCGCTTCCGAGCGTGACCATCTGAGCAAGAGGTTCGTCTTTATAGATCGGGATCTGTTGCTCGATCTTCTCCTGCATCGTCAGGACTGCTTTCGCCAGACTGATCGCCTGGGGCCGCAGCTCCGGCGAAACTTTTGAACATAAGAGCTCAGCCTTTGACAAGACCGGGACCTTCTCGACCGCCTTCGGTTTTGTTGTTTCCTTTTTGGCGGTCGTTGTCTTCTTGGCCGCCTTTGGTTTCGTTGTTGTCTTCTTTACTGTTGCCATAAGTTCACCGCCTTCCGTGACTGCCTTGTGGTTAAGGCTTGGAAACGGCAAGGCGTACCGCTTTCGCTCCGTCGAGCTATCCAAGCCATAAAAAACTTTTGAACCTCTGGGGGAGGGAAAAGAC